CTTATGATCTGACTTATACAATGCGCTCTACGGGCGATTATATGAACGAACAGAAGGATCGTGCTGAATTACTGCTGACTAATTATGAAAATATTTAAGATACCTGAGTTCTTATCAATTCAAGAATGCGATATTCTTTACGACAGGATTCTTGAAACCGAGGAACATGTCAAGTCTTTGGGCGAGGATGTTCACTCTGGCACTGCCGACAATTCTTTGACTGGTAGACATTGGTGTCATAATTATCTTTATGATAAAGTAGTTTCCGATATCATTATTCCTAAACTTAGAGTTGTTGTTGGACGTAGAAAATTTATTCAATGTTGGGCAAATACATTTAGGAGCGGTGAGGGAATTGCAAAGCATTGTCATCGCGATCCCAGAGAACCTGGAGCACCACCAGTAGATTGGACTTGCACTAATCTTTTCATTGGCGGCAATGCTGGTCTTGGTACATGGTTTGAGGGAGAAAAACATGATAACAATAGAGGTGAGTTGATGTTATTTGCCTCTAGTATTCATCATTGGGTTCCTCCTAACACAGAAGATATTCCTCGTATTACTATGGCGATGGATATTCATACATGGCCTAAACCAAAAGGTGCAACTGAAAAACAATACTATGAAATGCGATGAACGAAGATAACATCCCATATGTTGAACTAGAACTTGATATTGAAGATTGCCGACAGATTTTTACTTCAACAAAGTATCGTTTGGAGAATTGGCATTTTGAAGATGAAGATGAAAAGGCACGATTGAATGCCTTGAATGTTTTCTTCTACCGTGCTATCCTTGAGTACAATTTTAAAATTAATGGCGAAGACTGAACTGAAGCACTGGTTGAATTCTATCAATCATGAGAAACAAAATATCATGAGTGATGAGAATAAAAATCAGTATCCTCCCTTTATCGTAAACCGCTGTCTCTCTGGTTTTATAGATACTATCATGGTGGCGAACGAAATGAATATTAATCACCACCTGTCTAAAAAACTACAATATGAATTTTTACTAAATATTGTCAGACCAAAACGGAGATTCTCTCCGTGGTTGAAGAAGGAACAGATTGATGATCTGGACGCAGTGAAATCTTACTATGGATATAGTAACGAGAAAGCTAAGTCTGCTCTTAGTATTCTTTCTGATGCACAAGTGAATTCTATTAAACAAAAATTGACTAAAGGCGGTAAACAATGACTACAGCGACTGACATTGAAGTAACCTGGGATCCCCATGATATGGTGGAAGTTACTTTGAGCGAACCTGATGATTTCCTTAAAGTCCGTGAAACGCTGACCAGAATCGGTGTTGCATCTCGCAAGGAAAAGAAACTGTATCAATCCTGCCACATTCTTCATAAGCAGGGACGATACTATATTGTCCACTTCAAAGAACTCTTTGCTCTTGATGGCAAGCGTGCCAACCTGACGTTGAATGATGTTCAACGTCGTAACCGAATCACTCAACTCCTGGTTGACTGGGAACTGATTGCTGTGGTTAAACCTGAGGTGATTGAAGATGTGTCTCCTCTCAATCAAATTAAAGTTATTGCTTACAAAGAAAAGTCCGAGTGGACACTGGAAGCAAAGTATAATATTGGTAAGAAGAAAGTAGTTGCCACAACCGAAGCATAAATAATTCCGTGCTTTTCGTGCGGCACACTCTACAATCGGAACACCCTATAAGGAGGTACGGTATTCACCCTACCTCCTTTTTTCGTAATATGGTTAAATAGTATTGGATGCCTTCGGGGTCCACACAACGTCACTCGCTTTTTAAGGAGAACTACAAATGGTTAAGTACAACATCGCGGACATTGATGCGCTATTGAATGATGCGTCAAGGTTTGGTATTGGTATGGACGAATGGATTCGTAGGTTTGCCTCAGTTCATGAGTCAGATGCAAACTACCCACCTCATAATCTTGTTAAAGAATCTAGTATTGACTTCAGACTAGAACTAGCACTTGCTGGTTATACTAAAGAAGATATTAAAGTTGAAACTGAATCTAATAAATTATTCGTACAGTGTACAAAACCTGGAGATTCAGAACCTGATCATGAGTACCTACAGAGAGGAATCGCCCGTCGTGCATTTACTTGGAGTAGAACTATTGCTGATGATGTAGAAGTCCAAAGTGTTGACCTTACCAATGGTCTCCTTACGATTAGACTAAGGCGAATTATTCCTGATCACCAGAAGAAGAAAACTTACGAGTTGACTGGTAACTAAATATAATTGAATATCGTCGCCGCAGAGGGTCCTGGTCACAGTCAGGTCACCCTCTTTTTTCTTGGGTATAAATATAAATAAACTCTGTCCTGATGAAAACATATAGGGATTTAAAACTTACTCTTCGCTATAATACTCAGTTAAATTCTAAGTTTTGGGTTGGTGAAGCAATGAAGCCTGAGGTTCGTGAGGGTTTGCTTCGTATTGCTGAAGAGTGGGCAGAGTTTGCGAACATCCCATCCCTTGCTATTATTGATGTCGTTCTGGTGGGTGGAAATGCCAATTACAACTATACTAAGTATTCTGACCTGGACCTTCATCTTATTGTCTCCAAGGAAGATATTGCCGATTGTCCTGATCTTATTGATGATTACTTACGAGACAAGAAACAATTATGGGCTCTCACCCATGATATTCAGATTTATGGACACGACGTTGAACTCTATGCCCAAGATAGAAGAGATTCCGCCCCTTCGGGTCAGGGAGTTTTCTCCCTGGTAAACAGTCTGTGGTTGCGTCGTCCTACATATCAGGATGTAAATCTTGCAGATCCTAACATTGCCAAGAAGGTAATGCACTACATGGAGAAGATTGATTTCCTGATTGATAACAGAGCAGATGATCGCGCCGCATTTGAGAAACTTAAAGATAAACTGCGTGACATGAGAGCATCTGCTATCCAGCGCGGTGGTGAGTTTGCTGTAGAGAATCTTGTATTCAAGGAACTCCGTAACCGTGGATACCTAGATAAGATGTCTGAGCATTTAAGAAATCTTAAGGACACCAGCTTGTCAATTGACTGACCCCATGATATGATATGGACTGAGTTATAGGAGTCTATGTCTGTACAACTTGTACTGTTAAAGTCAGGTGAGGAATTGGTCACTGACTATCGTGAGGTAGTAGACCGCGAAAGCGGAAGGATTGTTGAAACAGTCTTTATTAAACCTGTCCGTGTTGCTGTTGTGCAGCAGGGAGTTCTTGCAGAAGAAGCAAAACCAGGGGAAAGTGTTTTAAGTTTTGTGCCTTGGTTGAGTACAACTAAAGATGAAGAATACTTTGTTGATGCAAGTTGGATTGTTACAGTAGGAGAACCTACAGACGACATTCGTGAAAGTTACATTAAAAACATTGGAGTAAGAGATGACAGTGAAAATCCTAGCATTGAAGTCGGGTCAGTTTCTGATCTCGGAGATTGACGAACGTCCAGATGAGGATGCTGATTGCATTCTCATCAACCCTAAACGTATTCTTGGGTTTTCTCCTGAGTGGAGACTTGAGAACTTCATTCCAATGACATATCAGAAGCAGATTCCGATCAGGTCCTCTGATATTTTGACCATTGTAGATCCTATGGATAGTCTGCTACAATTGTACCGTGATGCCACTGCTTGATGGATTTTTATACTAATGTTGCCGTCGTCAACGATACTATTCTGTATCGTGGATTTGACGGAGGTGAGCGGGTTGAGCGCCGTGAAGAGTTTAAACCAACTCTTTATGTCCCATCCAAGAATGAAACTGAATATAAAACTCTTGAGGGCAACTGTGTAGAACCTGTCAAGTTGGGTAGCATTAAGGATGCTAAAGAGTTCGTGCAGACTTACGAAGATGTAGGTAACTTCACGATCTATGGTAATACAAAATATTTGTATCAATATATTCTTGATAAGTATCCGAAGGAAGTAGATTACGATTTCACTAAACTCAATATCATGTCACTTGATATTGAGACTACATCAGAGAACGGATTTCCTAGTGTTGAAGAAGCACGGGAAGAAATTCTCTGCATTACTGTGAAAGACTTTACCAGTAAGAAGATCATTACATGGGGATGTGGTGAGTTTGAGAACTCACGCGATGATGTTCATTACATCTATTGTCAAAACGAACGTGAACTCCTGATGAAATTTCAGGAGTATTGGGTTCAGAAAACTCCTGATATTGTGACTGGATGGAACGTCAAGTTCTTTGACATGCCATTCATCTGTCGTCGTATGGATCGTGTGCTCAGCATGAAGCACATGAGAGCATTGTCTCCATGGAATTCTATTCGTGAGCGTGAACTGCATGTTCGTGGACAGAAGAAGATTTACTACGACATCATCGGTGTATCAACACTGGACTATTACGATCTATATCAGAAGTTTACTTATACTAACCAGGAATCATATCGCCTAGATCACATTGCTTTTGTTGAACTTGGTCAGCAGAAGTTGGATCATAGTGAGTTTGAAAACTTCCAGGACTTCTATCGTAACAACTGGCAGAAGTTTATTGAGTACAACATCCATGACGTAGAACTTGTGGACATGTTGGAAGATAAGATGAAGTTGATTGAACTTGCTGTCACTATGGCATATGACGCAAAGGTAAACTTTGAGGATGTGTTCTTCCAGGTTCGTATGTGGGATAGCATCATCTATGATGCCCTGACACAGGAGAATATTGTCATTCCTCCTAAGACTGAGAGTACAAAAGATCAGCAGTATGCTGGTGCATATGTGAAGGAACCTACGCCAGGCGTGTATGACTGGGTGGTTAACTTTGACCTTAACTCTCTGTACCCGCACCTCATCATGCAGTACAACATCTCTCCTGAGACCCTCCTAGATGACCGTGTAAGCGGCATTAACGTGGACAAACTACTCAACCGCGAGATTGATACAAGCACCCTTGAGGGCGTTACTATCTGTCCTAACGGCACTCTCTTTACCACAGAGAAGCAGGGGTTTCTTCCTAAGTTGATGGAGAAAATTTATACTGAGCGTACTATCTACAAGAAGAAGATGCTCAAGGCGAAGCAAGAGTATGAAAATACTAAGGATCCTAAACTCATCAAGGATATTGCCAAGTATAACAATATTCAGATGGCACGGAAGATTCAATTGAACTCTGCCTATGGTGCCATCGGTAATGAATACTTCAGGTACTTCCGACTGGAGAATGCTGAGGCAATCACTCTGTCGGGACAGTTGTCAATTCGTTGGATTGAGAATAAGATGAATGAGTACCTTAATAAAATTTTGAAATCGGGTGATAAAGACTATGTTATTGCTGTGGATACTGATTCCATCTATCTTGATCTGGGTGATCTGGTCAAGAATGTATTCAAAAGAGGAACGCCGCCTGATGAGAAGGTTGTCAATTTCCTTGATAAACTGTGTACGGTGGAACTTGAGAAGTATATTGAAAGTTGCTACCAAGAACTGGCAGAGTATGTAAATGCTTATCAGCAGAAGATGGTCATGAAGCGAGAGAACATCGCTAATCGTGGTATCTGGACTGCTAAGAAGCGATACATCCTTAATGTGTGGGACAGTGAAGGTGTCCGTTATAAGGAACCAAAGATGAAGATCATGGGACTTGAGACTCAGCGTTCTTCTACTCCTTCATACTTTAAGGATAAACTCCTCAAAGCATATAAGATTATGATTGAGGGAACTAATGAAGATATGATTGATTACATTTCAAAGATCAAATCTGATACTAAGAAACAAAGTTACCTAGATATTTCTTTCCCGAGAGGATGTAATAATCTTGATACTTACCGAAGTTTCTCAGAGATTTATAAGAAGGGTACGCCTATTGCTGTCCGAGGTTCACTATTGTATAATCACTATCTTAAGCAGCATCGGATTACTAATAAATTTCCTCTTATCCAAGAAGGAGAAAAAATCAAATTTATCTACCTGAAGACTCCCAATCCTATTGGAGAGAATATTATTTCATTCTTCAATACTATTCCGAAGGAGTTTGGTCTTGACAAGTATGTAGATTACACCAAGCAGTTTGAGAAGTCTTTCTTGGAACCTCTCAAAAATGTGCTAGACTGTATTGGTTGGAAGCATGAGCGCACTGGTTCACTAAGTAGTTTCTTTTCTTAATTATGGGTTTTCTTAACAAAGTTATCAAGGAGTTGGACAATGAATTTGCGTCAATTGTTGAAGAAGGAATCGCTGCTGGGGACTGTGATTCGTTTGTGGACACTGGTTCTTATATTCTCAACGCTCTATGTAGCGGGAGCATTTTTGGTGGTCTCCCACAAAATAAAGTCACTGCCCTCGCAGGGGAGTCCAGCACAGGTAAAACCTTCTTCGCCCTCTCAATTGTAAAGAATTTTCTTGAGCAGAATGCTGATGGAGAAGTTGTTTACTTTGAGTCTGAGTCTGCTATTTCTAAGGACATGATGGAGACTCGCGGCATTGATGTGAAGCGAGTTGGTCTGGTT